CTACCAAGTGTTTCATTGCTTGGTGTACAGTAACTCTATCGTCAGAAGCAGCGATGGCTTCAAGGATTACACGCTCAACCTTAGCAAAGGCTAAGTCTAATTCAGACTTAACCTCTGGACCGTACTCACCTAGTTTGGTTTCATCTACCTGCAGCTTAAAGAAGCTAGTCTGTGGAGGTAGAAGACTCATCATCAGCTTCGCACTTAAGGTGACTACACCTTTAGCACCGACTGATTGCCAAGGTGTTTTTGTTACACGCTTACCTACTGAATCTTCAGTTTGATCAATGAGATATGGTATAGTTAATTTAGATGCTTCATCTGCTGTATTTAGATATTGAGACCTATCACTTGATAGTATATCGTATCTTGTTTTAGCGCTCATTATGTTGATGATGTTACGTTTACTGGCCCAGTTTTTCCACCACTAGAACCGGATGCAGCTCCAGTACCTTGTGCAGTATTTAATGCTGCAGCCCAAGCGTCTCTATTCCACTTCTTTGTACCTCTCTTCTTCTTAGACTTACCTTCACTCTCCGAACTTATACCAGCAGCACCTTGTGTGCCCACTGAATATGGAGTACTCCTACCTACTTGATTATTAGGTTGAGGTCTGTTCATCATCGCAGTAAGTTGTTTCATGTAATCCAGCATCATATCACGTTCATTCTCATTCTGTTTATCCATCATGTACTGTTGTGATGCCCTTTGTGGTAAGTACATACCTTGTGATTCAGCACCTGACCTGATTTCATCAGCACTATATCCAGCCATCTTAGCTTGCATGTAAGAATTCAATCCCATGTTACCGCCTGGCCCTTGGAACCGTGACATACCATGAGCTGCACCTTTGACACCTTGCATACGATCAGTCCTAAGACCTGAACCGATACCGTAACCGTGCTGGCCTAGTTGTTGTAGTGCTGTTTTGACTTGTGATGGGTTGTAACCAGCGTTAATTGCTGCATCCCAACTAGCCTTACCGAAATTCTTTGAAGCATACGGGCGATCAGCAAATAGCTTTGCACCCGTAAAGTTTGTCATAAAGTTTGTGTAAGTCATTCCTATGCCTCCGTTGTAGTAGTTTCTGTTCCTGGTGGTGTTGTTCCATAATCACCCCACGCACCTTGACCTAGTTTATTACCACCACTTCCTGGTACATCAGGGTTTAGATCATTACCTGGCATGTTTCTTTCTCTATCTGCTAAGTAGAAATCATGTGCAGGGCCTGCACCTTTTGCAGGAGGTGCAGTTAGTGCTCCTGATGCTCGTTGGTACTCCCAGTCAACATGTGTTGCTCCCTTCTCTCCTCTGAATGGGAATCTTTCTGCATAGTTAGGGTTATCTCCTAACCATTGGCCAGCTTGAATCCAAGGATTATCGTAACCACCGATGTCGCCTCCATATCGTTCAAGTTTATCATAGTTACTAGGGGAATCTTTATATGCGAAGTACTCATCACCTAATGGTTTAGGTTTTTCAGGAGGTTTATCTAGACCAAAGTGTGCCCAAATGTCACCATCAATATTAGCATATTGATCTGCTGATGGTCCTGATCCACTATAACCTTGCTGCTCATCAGCCGCTCCAATAGTTTCCTGAAGCCAACCCTGCATGGAGTTGAGATCTCTCTCAATACCTTCATCAGTTATGCCCCAATCATACGGTTCATCATCATCCCCGTCTGCTGCATTACTAACTCTGTCTATTTCTGCCTGGGTTCCACCGGCTGGTGCATCCTCAGCTTCTGGTCTTTCATATAAATCTTGTTCACCAATAGTTTCATTGAAATTATTTTTGAATTCTTCCCAATCTATATCAAGAGCGCCTGCTGCTGCTTCGTACAGTGGATTTGATAGTACATCCCATGCGTTAACTCTATCTACAGTGCCATCGTAATCCTGCCAATCGTCAGGTAATCCTTCATCTACACCATACGTTACTTGTGCATTTGCTGGTGGGCTAAATGGTACCATCCCCATGTCGTCAGCGTTAGGATCTTGTGGCCTCCATACATACTCTGGCCAACTCATTTCTCATCCTCCATTCTTTTAATTAACCATTGAATTACTGACTGTTGGCCAGCGTTGTACATTATTTGTGACACCGTATCTGTCGGGATAGGATCACTGGGTGGGAAGACCTCCTGAAGTTCAGTCAGGAGGTACGTATCAAATTGAGGACCGTAAATAGCCTCAAGCATATTGCGGGAGGTTGACATTGCTATGTTCAAAGAAGGCAGGCATACGTGCTCTCTGTGTGTCGGAAAGTTCTGGAGCTTTGCCTTCATACATTAATCGATCGCTTGTATCCAGCCAGAATTTTTTGTCTAAATATTTATCATAGGTATTTGTACCTAGAGGTTCCATAATCCAATTAATGGTGGCCTTCCTAAGCTTATCCAAACTTGGACTAGGAGATAGGCCCATATCTCTACATACAAGAGAGTTAGCGGCCACGTGTATTTGTTCATCGCGTGAAATGTCTGCGGATACTGTTCTTAATCCAGCATCACCACAAAACCTAAAGAAGGGTAGCAGAACGAAGAAAATTGCACGTTCGGCCACCAGTGCCTTGAGGATTGTGTGATCTGGATGGCTCTCCCAAGCGTCTCGGAGTATAAGAGCTTCGGCTTCAGCCTTCTCATTAGTGCCCAGAGCATTGGCGATGTAACCCAAAGCCAAGTCATGGTTTTCTTCATCGGTAACGTTCGATTCAAGGAGTTCCTGGGCAAGTGGTGGTACCTCACCCGTAAGAGCATCTTTGATGAATTCACCAACTGGTAACTCCATATGACGGATTGCGAGAGCGCGGTAGATGGTCTCTTCACTTCCTTCCTTTAGTTTTCCTGCGGTGGTTTGTACGGGGGACCACTTCCGCTTCCGGTCCATTAGTTGTTGATAGGGATGTTTCCTCATTACTCTTGACAGTTGCAATCTGGTTGTTTGTTGTTTAAAATGTCTGCCAAGTAATCTTCAACTGAGGACTCATTCAATGCCGCGTAGACATCGCTTTTGTCCTGTGTGTCTCCCATCACCTGTAGACTATAGTAAAGGGAGGTCTGAGGCGAAGCCAGCCACTCCTCAACGAACGCATTGTCGTAGGTTACAACATCACTCCAAGAGTTGAAGCTGTATCCATGAAGAAGTCCCGTGGTATTTAACATTTTCATAATCTGGTCAGCTACCTTCTTATAGGCATCCCAACCAACTTCACTAGCTATTTCTACTTCGCCGTAGTCATAGCTCTCGACACCAAAGGTGCCGCTATCTCTATCCACCTTCCTTGATATAGGAGGTGCGATTTCAGGTGTGGCTGTATAGCCATCTTTATCCACTGATCTGTAGGAGCAACTAGCAGTAGGTGCTATGCAGAATGCTCTGTCCATCTTGTTCCACTTAGCAACTTGTGCTGCTGCATTAATTGCATTACGTAGGTGTAGTGCTGCAGTCCAAGCTCTTGGATTACTCTCACCTACAGTGCTCATATTCAGTTGCTCTAAAGCATCACCGAATTCAGCGTAGGTTACTTCGTTCCTCCGTAGGAAATTGGCGAGTCCGAGCATTCCCAATCCAACCTGTCGGTCTGTCTCCGAGGGAAGGTACTCTCCAGATTCTCCAACACCTGTTCGGCCATGAAGATCGCACAGTTGGGACATACCGTCAAAGAAAGCCTTGTTGAGGTCTTCGATTTCACAGGCACCGAGATTGACATGCTGTAAGAGGCATGTTCCTCGTGAGGGCAGGTAGACCTCAAGACAGACGTTTCCATAGATTCTTTCTCCTCTCTTAGTTGGTTGTACTGGATGCTTAGCGTATTTTATTTTGTTGAGCCAAATGTCTCCACTCTTAATTCCGTATAGCAGAGATTCCCGTAGTTCGTCGCTTGAATCGTCCCACATTTCGGTAGTGAGATCGACACATCGCTTGACCCATGGGAGTTCTGCTCTGTTGGTAGTAATAAACTCAAGTATATCAGGATGGTCGAGATCCAAATGCAAGACGCAAGCGCCATTTTTGTAGACACCGCCACGCCGAAGAGTTTCATTTAATGTTGAGTAGATTTTGCCGAATG